TTTTTCTAACTACAACCTCTGTTAAATTGCAAAACTCGTTTGGTCGTAGCACTATCTCGCTGCAAGGATTTGTCCCAAACTCATGGTCAACCTCTCGTCTACCATTCTTAGCTGCTTGCTTCTTAGATGCAACCCTAGAAAAGATACCACGCTCACCAGACTTAGACTCTACAAGAGCAGTCCACTCACGCAAGAAGGTTTCCATATCAGGTTTCTCTGTGTATGATACAGAGTTATTAGACAAAGCTCGTTGTGGGTTTAAGACAAACCAATCACCTGACTTAGCATGACGCATACGATCATCAGATAAGTTAGATAGAGAAATCATTGCTGACCTTCTAACACCACCTACTACCACTACCTCTCCAATCTTGCACATCAAGTCATGGGATTGTATACTAGATAGCTTCTTACCTTTTGCTGCTACAAATGTTTCACAAGTAAACCTAAACAAATCCTCCAATGGTTCAGCACCAGATGCTCTACCACCAAATGTTTTTAACTTAGCACCAGCAGGTCGTACCTTATGTGTATCCCACTTAGGTATCTCACCTGCATACAACAGCGAGATTAGCTGTCTAAGGGCTTTAGCCCACCCTTCTTTACTATCACTAACCACTATAGTAGTATCGCTCTTGTATAGCTCATCAGGGACTTCTGGTAGCTTACTAATGTACTGACGCTCAACAGAGAATCCAACACCAGTACCACACAATAATATAAACATTGCTTCATCAAAACATTTAGGGTCATCTACTGCTAAGTAGCTACAGTTGTAAGCACAAGTGTTATCTCGTTCCATTGCTGCACCAGCGGTCATCATTGCCCTCATACTTGGCATAACATTTAGATTGTAGATTGCATCTTCTAGTTGCTTGTAAATATCTTTACTTACCTTATCAGATACAACATTCTGCATATATCTATCAACTGTTTCCTTCCAAGTTTCCCTTCTGTTTAGTTCTGGTATCCATCTTGCGTATCTTGATAGTGCTATGTACTGTTGGTACTGGTTCATTTTTCGTACTCCGTATAGTCGTTTTCAATAATTTTATCTATGTAATGTTTAGCTTTCTTTAAATCTTCTAAGCCATTTTTCTCTTTGTATCTTGATACATACTTAACTACATTACCTTGGAAATAATCTAGTTTGTTAGCAGCAATAAAATCCCATACTTGGATAGGTAGTTTTCTATAGTGATCTCCACCCCATTGAAAGTTGCTAACACCCTTAACAATTTTAGTCATCTTATCCTCCGTATTTATTTTTTAAGTAATCTATTGATACAGGTAATTCGTCAAAACTACCATTCTTTACTTCATTTAATAACCAAATACCTTTCCAAGAACTGTTACCTTGATTACCTAAGTATCCTTCATCATGTTGAGTAAACATACCAGCAAATATACTGGTTAGTCTTACGTTGTCTGCTCGTTTACCATAAGCAATATCACGATCTTGTACATGACCCATTACACAACTCATCATCTTCTTAGTTAGCATAGCTCTAGCTGAAGATACAGGTCTACCCATAACACCAGAGGTAAAGAAGTGAGCAAATGCTACACCCTCTATAACAACAGGCTCTAAGTAATCAGCTACTTCCCAATCATCTAAGTTAAGATCAGAGTAACCAATGCAATCTTCAAGCACAGCATCATTCTCAATACACCTTTCAATTCTTTGCTCGTGGTTGCCAATAGTAAATACCATTCTAGGCTTCCATTGTTTCTTCTTATTTATTTTTAACCTAAGACGCTCTGTCTTGATAGGCTCTAAAAATAAATCCATGGCTAAATTACCAGCCTCTATATCTCTCTTATACCTACGTCCTTCAAATGATTTCTTACCTTTGTCATAAGAGCATAGGCTTTCCATATCCCAATGATCTCCTAAGTGTACTATCACATCTGGTTTTTTATCTGCTATGTACTTACCAGCATAAAGCAAATGGTCGAGTGGTACGTCAGGTTTTACTTGGGTGTCTGGAATAATTGCTATCTTCATGATATTTCTCCTTTAATTAATAATCGTACATATCTCTTAGTGCATCATCTCTTGCTATAGCCTCTTCAATGGAAAGTATGTCATCATCAAAGTCTAACTCTTTCCTTTCATAATCTTCATCAGAAACACAACTAAGCATATCTTCTGTAATAAGCCCTTTACTTTTAAGACTATTGATAAGGTCTATGACTTCATAGCTTGATACCACTACACCATCTATACAAGACTGACACTCCCTAGTGTAGTCTACTGTAACAAACTCTGGGTTATGAGTCCCACAAAACAAACAGAACATAACCTCTTCTTTTTGCATGGCTACTTTCTCCCCTTAATCCAACTTAATGGTACAGATGTACCAAAAGCAAACTTAATATTATGGTCGTTACACCAATCTGAATACTTCTTTCTTTTCTTTTTAGTACACCATTGATCTCTCATAAACAACATACGAATATCTAAATTTGGATTTGCTTCTTTGGTAGCTAACATCTTTGTTCTATCGGAACTTACAAACCTTCCTTTAGCCTCGATAATAAGTGAACCTATTATAAAGTCAGGTATATAAGTCTTACTAACAAACACTATACCAGACGCACATAAACTACACTTTCCTTTTTTACTGATAAAGTAAGGTAACTTAATAGTTTCATAATCAAACTTAATGTTTCTATCTGTCAGGTCTTTAGCTATATTAGCTTCGTATTTACTTCTGTATTTGTTCATAGCTGAAGTCCATTGGCATTTGTTTATCTCTTTGTAATATCCACAAGAGCTGACTGTTTTGAACACACCTGTTACGACCTTCCTCATATCCAAATTCTTTTATGTAAAGATCAATAATCATATTGTCCCAATCTTTTCTTGCAGTGTCTTTTAATAACTTACTTGCCTTAACTTTACCAAGACCTCTAATACCTAGAATGTTATCCGAGGTATCACCAGTTATCATTTGCTGATAAAAGAACCTAGTACCTTCTTCTTTAGTTACATTTGTAAAATCTTTTTTTACAAAATTATAATGCTTTCCTTCGCACATCAACAAGTCTTTATCTATACTAGCAATTATTGTATAGGGGTTTTGACTTAAGCCCAGTGCATCATCAGCTTCTATATCTTGAACAACCTTAGCTTTGTAAGTGTTGATTAAGTAATCTCTTATTGCTTTGATGTGTACTGGTTTAGGTTTATCCTTCCTATTAGCTTTGTAATCGTCCCTAACTTTATTTCTGAATGTTGTCTTAGGTGTGAGATAGATATTGTATTCAGTACAACCTGAGTCCTCTATGATTTGATTAACGTACAGTTTAGTAGAGTGTAGTGCATGAGGTAAGGGGTCAGCTTCAACTAACCCCGTTTCCTTATCCGTACTTTGACTAGCGAAACCCACTCTGTAGCAAATTATATCGCCATCAATTAAAAGCCTCATACTAAAAGGGTACATCATTATCAAAGTTAACTTCATCTTCAGCTACAACTGGATCATTAGTTTCAGTTGGTTTAGTTTGTGTCGCCAACCTATTACCATGCTTCCATCTAGCCAATCCAAACAAAGATTTAATAGCAGGGCTATCTGCATCTTCAGCATCACCAACACACTGGTTAGTAATTGTACTTTCATCTACACTATCTCTATACTTACTAGGTATGGAGGTAACACCTGTAACAGTATCATAAACATTGCCATTTTTTTCCTCATTCTTAATGATTATGTTTACTGGTTCACCTAATACTGATTCCCAATCAGCAGTTGTATCCTCTTCAGCAGTAGGTACGAAGGCTTTGTACATAGCATACTCAGTAGATAATCCTGACATCTTACCGAATACATTAAAGCCTTTATGCCAAATGGTTCTAGGTCTAACGACACCATCAATCTTTACAGTTGAACCTAATACTTCAAAGCACAAAGATATTTGTTTACAAGGTGGCTTAACCTCACCTTTGTACTCACGCTTCTGTAAACCTAAGCCAGCTACATAGGCTAATCTAGCTTCATGTTCACCTTCTTTTAAGTTAGTATATTCCATTACCATATTACTTCTCCGTTTAGTTTAAGTTTAATGTATCTTACTATAATCACTTCCAAATTGCATATCAATTTCTAAATCTCTATTTAATTTTAGCATACTATTTACCTTTTGTACAGCTTTTTCTAACAATTCTTTAACATTTTCTTCTTCCCCCTTTTTAATCTCAAGTATAATTTCATCATGAAAGTTAGCAGTTATCTGTTCACGTTTCTGAAGTATAAACCCCAACCACATATCAAACAAATAAGTGCCAGTCCCTTGACACAATGTACTGAACCTGTCTTTATCACTTCGTAATGAGTACCAAAGTTTAGACACAGGGTTAAACTGCCATGTACTATCTTCAACTACTTTAGTTACCATACTTTCACTGATAGCCTTAACACTCCAGTTACGTTCCCAGTACGCTTCAGATAATTTTGTAGCTTCAGCTTTGGTAACCCCTAAGTTTTTAGATAACGTCCCCACACCACAGCCATATTGTAAAGCATAATTTGCAGACTTATGTTGATGCCTAATATTGGTTACTCTCTCAAGTTTGTTACCGCTCTTGTAATCTTTCACTTCTTGTTGAGTAACAGCTTTAGCAGTTAATGCAAGGTCAAGATGTGGATCAAAGTCTGGTGTACTTAATTCTTTAACATACTCAGGGTCATGCTCCCAAACGAAATGCTGTTTGACTCTGTCCTCTAGAGAACATTGATCCGACCCTAATAACTGATAGCCATTTCTTGCTACTAACAACCCTCTAATTTCTAATCCGTAAGGCTTTCTCGCGGAGGGTAGATTAACACATACAGCGTGCTTGTACCTCAAAGTGTTAGTTAAACCTTGTATAGAAGCCTCTACAAAGCCATTCTGGACGTTCTTTAGTAACCCCCTTACCAACCCTATTCTATGCTTAACAACTGCCATAGAATCCCC